GCGGCACAACGCGAAGGTCGTATTCAAAATGGTTAATTAGTTAAGGAGATTTAACATGAGCTTTCCAGTAGCTTCAGGCCGCGCAAACTACAGCGGCAACTTCATCCCCGAGATTTGGTCGGGCAAATTGATTGAAAACTTTTACGACGCAACCGTATTAGCTGCAATCGCAAACACTGACTATGAAGGTGAAATTCGTAGCATGGGTGACACGGTTAACATCCGTACCACTCCCGAGATCACCATCAAGGACTACGTAAAAGGCCAAGCTATTCAGGTTGAAAACCCTGATAAGCCTAAGCTCCAGCTCGTTATCGACAAAGGTGAGTACTTCGCTTGCGTTGAAGACGATGTTGATCGTATCCAGTCAGATATCAAACTGATGGACACTTGGTCGAAAGACGCTTCTGAGCGTATGAAAATCAAGATTGACCAGCGCGTTTTGGTTGACATGCTTCCTGATATCTCTGCGTTGAACAAAGGCGCGACCGCTGGTCGTATTAGCCAGAGCTTCGACTTGGGTACTTCAGGCGCTCCGTTGACTGTATCTAAGGATGGCGCTTCTAGCACCACTTCTGTTATCGACTTGATCGTTGATATGGGTACGGTTCTTGACGAAGCTAACGCTCCTGAGAGTGACCGCTTTATCATCATCCCTGCGCGTATGGCTGGTCTTATCAAGAAGTCTGAACTCAAGGATGCTTCACTTACTGGTGACGGCACTTCTATCGTTCGTAATGGCCGCTTGGGTATGATCGACCGTTTCACGGTTTATGTATCACACAACTTGAATGTATCTGGCTCTGGCGCTGCTGCAAAGTATGACGTCGTAGCTGGACACAAGATGGGCTTTACCTTCGCTTCACAGATGACTGAAATGGAGACTCTCCGTTCAGAAACCACCTTCGGTGACATCATCCGTGGCTTGCAAGTGTATGGCTACAAAGTTGTTAAACCTGAAGCGTTGTCTACTGCTGTAGTAACCTTGAGCTAAAATAGGGGCTTCGGCCCCTAGTTAATTAGGAGATTTAGAAATGACTGCATATACTGACTCATTGGGCTTCGACAAAGGTTCTGCCGCGTTGCCCGTAAATTCTGGCCTGCACCGTTTGTCTTTGGTTTCGGTCGAAATGGACTTCGCTGATATCGTTGCTGCTCGTTCAGCGGCTGGTGTTGCTGCGCTTGTTGCTACTGATACTCTTCAGGTAATTCCTTTGCCTGCTAAGTGTGTTGTACTGGCTGGCGGTATCGACGTAACTTCTGCTGAGACTACCAACACAACGGCTACGTTTGACTTTGGTTTTACTGGTGGTTCACCTGCGGCGGCTAACGCTTATGGTAACGACATTGCGTCTAACGCAGTTGCGTTCACTGGTACTGACCTAGCTAACCCAACCATCGTGACGGCTGCTGATACTGTAGACCTGTTGTTGAACACCGCAGTTCCTACTGACGCAGTTATCCGTTGCTGGGTACTCGTTGCTGATTGTAGCTAATACTAGGGGCTTCGGCCCCTAATTAAAGGAGAGAACTATGTCTGTTTATAAGGGCACTACTTATTCTAACCTAACTGCAATAAACGCAACGGTTGATAACTTAACTGCAACAGGTGTTGTTACAGGAAGCGTAGACGCTACTGGTGGGTACTTACAGATCCCTACTGCCGTGGCTACTACTATTGCTGATATCAGTGCCTCGATCAACACGGCTAACAAAGCCGCAGGTAGCGTTGTCTTTGACACTACGAATAGCAAACTTAAAATTGCTACTGGTGGAAATGCTAACTCTACTTGGGTTGATGCCGATGGCACTAACGCTGTAACGCCTAGCTAATAAAGGGGCTTCGGCCCCTGCTTCTTTTCAGGAGATTTTTGATGGCCATCAAAGTAAGAAACAATGCTGTTTCGATAATTCCAACTGCTATATCTAGCACAGCAACCAGCATCACAGTCACTTCTGGCGATGGTTCATTATTCCCCATTCTGGGTACAGGCGATTACTTCTACGCCACCCTAGTGAGCGTAACAGGTGCTTACGAGGTAGTTAAAGTCACAGCACGGGCTGACAATGTCATGACCGTAGTGCGTGCCCAAGAGGGCACTTCAGCTGTACCGTTCCCTGCCAACAGCAGGTTTGAGCACAGACTAACAGCTGGCACGATAGACGATATAATTGAAGCAGGCGACGAAGCCTCTGACATCACGTTTGTACCGTACAAGAACATATCTTCAACCAACGTACAGGCTGCTATCCAAGAAGAGATTGATGACCTTGAGGCGTCAACTGGCGCGGCCCTGATTGGTTTCGCACCTACCGTAGACGTTACATCTACTAATGTTCAGGCGGCGATTGCAGAAGTCGGCACACGCTTTGGTGCGGCGTACCAAAATAAGTACACAGGCAACGGGTCTACTGTTGCATTTACGCTAAGCTCTACCCCAGTTGGTGAGAACAACACACAGGTATACATCGACGGTGTATACCAAAGCAAGGACAACTACACCGTAAGCGGCACGACCCTTACTTTTTCTACTGCACCGCCTTTAAACTCTGAGGTCGAGGTCATTGTCTTTGAGACCACATCCATCGGCGAAACTTCAGCCGACTTGGTCACCTATACTCCGGCAGGACTTGGAGCAGTCAATACGACCGTAAGGTCCAAGCTAAGAGAGACTGTATCGGTCCGCGACTTTGGTGCAGTAGGTGACGGTGTTACCGATGATACAGCGGCTATTCAGGCTGCTATTGATGCTGCTGATTCTGTCTATTTTCCATCTGGTACATATAAAATTACCGGATCACTTGCTTTGAACGCCAACAACAAATTATTAGGTGAAGCTACAAGAACTGCGGCAATTAAGCAATTTACAGCAGCAACCCCTGTGTTAGTACTGTCAGCTTTAGCTGATTATTGCTCAGTGTCCGACCTATTATTATTTGCTGATGCGGGAGTTTCTTCTGGTATTACGCTTGTTACTTGCGAAGGAAGCCACAATGATTTCACTAGGGTTAGATTTTCTACGGCTGCCAATGGTATATATTTTGATACTTGTTATTATAATCTAGTAACCCATTGTGACTTTAATAATCTTTCAAATTCAGGGGTTGAGTTTGAAGGCACAACCTCACCAGAGGGAGCTAACGCAAACACAGTTGCTGACTGCACTATAGGCTCTATAACTGGTACAGGAATTGTTGTAGGGACTTACGCTTATTCAAACATTATTACTAGTTGTGCGTTTGAATCCATTACAGGCGTAGGGGTAAATAATGACGGGAAGCGTACAGTAATTTCAAACTGCTACTTTGAATCTATTTCTTCTTGGGATATTGATGCAGTGTCTACTGGCGGTCTGTTGGCTACAGGCAACTACACCAATGATTTAGCTAATCATATAAATGACACCGCACCTAGAGCAAATATCGTACAACTACATGATACATCTAGTGGAGATTTTATCTACAGACTTGGGCCAGTTACTTTAGAAAGTAACGGTACCGCTAATATAGATGTTAAACCTACCGATGGTGTTACAACACAATTACTCGGACTAACTAATGTCAATATAGATGGCCCTCAAGTAAGGTCGGATAATTTAATTGTGGACACCCTTGGTCTTGTAGGTAAGACTTCATCATCTCTTGCTACGGCAGGAGTGGAGCTTTCTCCCGCAGGGTATGTTGCTGCAACGTGTAGTGGCGGTACCGCTGCTTACCTTAGAAGAACAACATCAGATGGGGATATACAAAGATTTAACCGAGATAGCACGCAAGTTGGTTCCATCAGTGTTACATCTACTGCAACAGCCTACCACACGAATAACAATAATGTTTTTTGGACAAGCGGCTCAGGGACACCAGAAGGTTCTGTAACAGCTAGTGTGGGGTCTTTATATACTCGTACAGATGGTAGCGCCTCAACAACCCTGTACGTCAAAGAGTCTGGCGTAGGTAACACGGGCTGGGTAGCTAAGTAATGTCTAAATCACAGAGACTAACATGATCCTAGAAACCTTCAATAAGCTATTCGAGTACAAGTCCGAACAGGGCGACCAGTGGCGTATTCTCAAGCAAGACTCTGACGGTTTATTCCGTGGGGATTGCGAAGACTTCGCGCTTTCTGTTTTGTACTATGTCATTGCGGAAAAGTCTCTGTTTAAATTCTGGGAGCTATTGGCCACTAGAGCTAAGATACACTATGTA